AAATAGAAGATGTCAACACTCGAATCACGTATTCAAATGATGTGACTTACAATGTGGTCTGTCGAATGCTTTTTGGATCCATGGTTGTTGCTTTCAATAGCAGCTTCCCCTCTCATGCATATGCTTTGGGTATTAACCCTAGTTCTCATGATGCAAACAAAATTTATCATCGAGTACGAAAGAACTCGGACCGATTGGTGGCAGGTGACTTTAAGGAGTTTGACTTGCGCCACCAAAGGCAAATAATGGACACGAGCTTTAAGGTCCTTCAACGCCTCGGTGCTAAATTGGACAGGAGTGATGTTGTTTTTGAACACGTCCGACGTCATGAAACTGAAATGCCCTTCATCATTGGAAAATGGAAGCTGCGGACTAAATGCAACAATGCAAGTGGTGGTTTTTGGACCACTATCTTGAATTGCATTACTGCTGAACTTTATTTCCGCTACGGTTTCAAAAAAGACCATCCTGGAAAAATCTTCGAAGCATTTATCTCCTTAGTTATTCTCGGAGATGATCACATTGTTTCAGTTTCCAAGGAAATTGAGTGGAACCCCTTGCAAATTGCAGCTTCCATGAGCAAAGTCGGTCAAGTCTACACAAGTGCTGTCAAAGAGCGTGAACTGACGAAGGATTATGAATCCTTTGATCAGATTCTGTTTCTTGGTCATTATTTTCGTAAAGTAGACGGCTCTTGGTCAGGTGCTTTGCGGAAGTCGACTCTTGAGGAGAGCGTTTTATGGACACGAAACAATGACCGAACCATTGTTCAGGAATGTCAACAGATGATCGAGTATGCCAGCCAATGGGACGAAGAGTATTATCGCTTTTTCAAGGATTCCGTTAATAACGCCCTGGAACGAGCCGGTCTTGACGTAGTTGAACTTCCGCCATGGAAATCTCTCCGACGTACTGTAGCTGAAAGAACCACAGAGAGTTCTGCTGATTTCCGTTTTGTGGCCCAAGCCGATACTGTTTTGGGAAAGGCTTTGACAGGTCCATCAGTTCATCAAGAAGGACTTGTTACCGTGGATACAATGACGAATGTGGTCTCACAGGACGTGGTTCTTAGTGGACGCGCCCCTTTGTCAAGCTCATTAAGCGAGTCTCCAGGTAGCATGAACATGGGCACCGAAAGCTTTGTTCGACGTGGACAATGGAACTGGTCAAATTCTGATTCTCTAGGGTCAATGATTTCAGGATTTTCACCGATCTCTATTCCTTACGGTTTGTTGGGCATGGGTGATCAGTCAAACATTCAAAATATGGGTTTTCAAAATTTTCAGTTCTCTGAACCGGACGTAGAGGTTAAAATTCAGCTTAACGGCGCTCCTACGCAGGCAGGTTGCTTGATGGCCTTTTTCGTTCCTTTGAGCGATGTGAACCCTCAAGTTGCCAATTGGTCTTCTTTGCCTCATGTAAAGTTGTCTCCGTGCGACAATCCAACAGCAACTTTAAGGATTCCTTATCGCTACTGGAGGACAATGACTGACAATCAGTTGGCCCATGATGTTACAATATCGACAGGTTACTTCCGCCTGGGAGTCTATTCTCCTCTTGTTTCGCTTTCATCGCCTCAAAACTGTGGAGTTACCATCTATTCTCGCTTCATCACCTCTCAGCGAATTCCACGAACTTTGCCACCGTCTTTAACGAACACGCGTCCGAAATACGGGTTTACACGTGGTACAGGATCGCTGGCAGGTCAGCTGCTTTCGAGCGATACTGCCTGGGTCGCAGAGGGAGGAAACGTCTCTACTACGAATGTGCAGAACACTTACTCTATTGGAGATGTCGCTGGAAATATCCCCATAGAAGGAAACACCAAGATTGGAGGCACCACCCAGTCGTTGGACCAGAAAGCAGACATTTCAGCAGTGCCCCTTGATAACCCGCCGCTTGTCGGTGGAGGCGTTCCAATGGTTCAACAGTTTCCATCGATGTCGAAGACGAACGGTCCGGAGGCCACAACTGGTTTGTACTTGCATCCACAGGAGATGTTTCGTCAGCCTTTTCAGTTCAGGGATTCGGAGGAGACTCTTATCAGCAATCTGTTATCACGCCCTGGGCGTATATTCAGCTTCCCCTGGACTACTAATCAGGTTGATGGTACGGACTTGTATTCGTTCAATCTAGACACACTTGTTTTCGATGATTCCCCTACGAGTTGGAACATTCAATGGGACATACCAGCAAACATTGGAATCTTGAATCTTTTCAAGTTTGTCCATTTCGATGCTGTTTTCTCTGTTCACGCGGTGAGAACTCGTTTCCACTCTGGACGTTTACAAGCATCTG